ACCTCGTACATCAGCGCTGCAAACTTTTCCGTGTCAGAGGAATCCAGCCGCTCCGTGGGCATGTAATTGTCCTGCTCCACAATGCTGACGTGGGGAAAACTGGAAGGAGCCGCCACATACTCGCTTGTGGAAGTCACTTTTGGATAGGCTTTCGTCAATGCCTGCGCGATAGACCCGTAGATTTCATTTTCGATGTCGATCACACAAACACCTCCTTTGCCAGTGTGTACACTCTGGTCTCCAGTTCCTTCACCGTCTCATACATGAACATATTGGCCGGGTTGCCGTGGGTGATAACCACCGTTGTGCCGTTGGGCTTTTCCTTCACGAGGCCGTTTGTGCCCTGCTCACCGTAGTAGCCCCACGAACTCTGCTTGCCGTGTCCCTTGCCGTAGTTGCCGCGCGTCATGCCCAGCTCATAAGCCTCCGGATGATTGTCCGGATACGTCACGCCGGTGCCAAACTCGATAAACAGAACAGAAGCCCCGATGGCTACAATGGCCTTTGCGTTGCCCTCACGCTGCTCCACGGAAACGGAAACATCGTTTGTGCCGTCATAAACCGCCTGCGAGAACTTAGCTGACGCAATGGAAAGCCCCTCCTCCGCCAGCCGGTCAATGAAGATGCCTGTCCGCTCCTTCAACCAGACTTCGTAAGAGGACAACTCTTTCATGAGTTTCCTGATGCCGGACACGCTCAAGGGCACTTGAATCGTTTTCACGACACACTCACCTTCTGCACCGCGTAGGAAATGAAATTCCTCGACTTCGCCACCCGTTTTACGATGTAGTCATACAGCGGCGTGCCGTCTTCCCGGTATTCCGGCTTCTTGTCCAGAAAGAGAACGGTGTTTTCGTCGATAGGACATTTCAGATCGTCCGTGATAATTACCTTGTCGTAGGACACAAAATTACCGAACTGCTCTACCTGTGCACTTCCCACGCCGGTGGACACACTGGCCCGCAGCTTTGCGGCTTTTTTGTAGAAAACCCTGTAATCGCCGGTCATGCCGTATTCGTCTTGTACGGCCTCCTTGCGGTCGTACAAAAGGTAGTAAAACGGCACCTTGTTGCGCTCCATGATTTTCATCTCAGCCTCCGATCACACCGGCGAACGGTATAATGTCTCGCAAAAGAGACGGGGGCACATCGCCGTCCTCATAGGTAGCGTTCACGCCGTTTTCGCTGTGGGCGGTCTGACCTTCGGCCCCCCGCTTATTCAGCAGATACACGGCGATCTCTATCTGCGCGTGCACATACCGTTCCGGCACTTCCGTCACGGACGGATCATAGGGGTAAGCCTTGCGGCACACCTTGTTCCCTGCGATAGCCAGATAGGCGGAAAGCACGTCCGGATCGTTCTCGCCTGTCATGGTGCTGACCATCGCGGTCATTTCGTCGATACTCATGCTTTCCGCCTATCCTTTCTTCTCAATTAGCCGCCGACAGAGGCGGTGACCGCCTTGGTGTTCACGGGGTTATCCTCGCTGTTGGCGATAAACACGCTGCGGCTGTAGGTGGGAGCGGTGAAGCTCTGGGCAATGCCCGTGAACTTGCCGTGATACCACTCGGGGCCGTGGTCAAGGCCGATCTGGCCGAACAGCTGGTACTTCTCGCCTGCGCCGGTCTTTGCCAGCTGCTCCAGGAAGAAGTTGCCCTTGCCGGGAACGGGCTGATACACGGGGGAGATCACGTCCAGATTCAGCAGCAGGGCCGTACCGGCAGGCAGGAACTCGCCAAGGAACAGATATACCACGCCGATGGGGGTCACTACGCTGGACAGGCGGATACCGTTGATTTCCCGCGCAGCGGGAACCACGGTCAGGCCGTTCTGCACGGCGTCGGCGTTGATCTGGAACATGGTGGTGGCATCGCACCACAGGGTCAGGCCCTCGTGTGGGGCGTTATTGCCGTAGATTTTCTTCACCATGTCGGCAATGTCCCACAGGCCCAGAGGCTTGGAACCCATCGCCTTGGCGTTGGTGGTAATGGCGGTCACCAGACCGCGGGTTTTGTTGATAGTGGCGTCGGTGGTGGCCTTGCTGTACACGCCGTTGACGAAGGTGTACTCGATGTCGCGGGCCACCTTCTGCATCTTGGCGGCCACCTGAAAATCCAGCTCGTTCATGGGGTTGGCCTGCTGGTTGGCAATGTTGATACCGCTCAGGGTGCCCATGTTGCTCTGCTTGGCGTAAGAGATACCAACTGCTTCCATAAAGATCTGGGTCACGTTGGTCTTCTGCTCACGGGTGATAACGGAAGCGTCAGGCGCGGTCAGAGACGCGGTCTCGCTGATGGCGGGCTGAGTGCCGCCGCCGGTGGTGTATTCCTGACCGGTCACAAACTCCACATGGTTAGTGGTCTTGGCTCTGCCGCCGATGATGGAACTCAGGGGGGTGCGGGTGTTGCCCTTGTTGAAGAGCATACCGGAGTAATTCAGCACTCCGAAGCTGGTTGCGAAAGTATCAGCCATTTACTTGGCCTCCTTTTATTTAGATTCGGCCTGCGCTTGCAGGCGGGTGTAATAGGCCGCCTCTGCGTAATTGCCCAGGCTCTGTGCCTCTGCGGCCTTTTTGGCGTAATCCACGCCCTCGCTGCCAACGCCAGCGCCGGGACGGGGCGTCTTTTTCAGCGCCTCCGCCTTGACCTGCTTGGCGTGGTTTTCCAGAAACTGTTGCTGGTTGGCAAACATCTTCGCCATGTCGCCGTCCGTCAGCGCCTTTGCCGTGTCCTTTGCCAGCGCTTCATCATAGCCCTGGGCAACGAACTTCGCCGTGTATTCCGAAACCGTCTTGGCCTCCCGCAGCTCCGCAAGCTCTTTCTCCATGCTGGAAACACGCTCGTCCTGCTCCTGCTTTTTTTTGTCCTCGTCAGAGAGAAGGTCGTTGTGCTTCTTCTTCCACGAAGCCGCCTCCGAGGCCGCCTTGTCGTAAACGTCCTTTTTTACATAGCCGCTGTAATCCGGCTCCGGGATGTCGTAGCTTTCCAATGCGGCAAGCTTCTGCTCCGCCGTCATGTCGGCAAAGCCCTCAATTTTGCTGGTGTCGATCTTAGGCATAATGTCTGTCCTTTCTGCGCTTTTTAGGGTGCATCTCCGCACCATGCTGCGTTATGTCGGTTCTCTCCCGTTTTGCGTTTTTGGTAAGGCGGCTTCTCTGCCGCCAAACACCCGTTCGGGTGAAAAAACAAAAGAAAAGAGGCTACCGATACGTTTTCCGTACCGATAGCCCCTTTTGGCTGTCCCAAACGCCCTATGCGCTTGGCTGTTCGTATTCTGTTTTTGACTTCACTTCCCAGATGCAGAGCTTTCCATTCCTCACGCCGATCTCAACCCTGTGTCTGCGGTTGAGTATCTGCTCGATCGCCTGCACCGCCGCCTCCGACAGTTTGATCTCCTGCATTGACTGCCTCCTGTTTCCGTTCCTGTTCTTCCATATATTCCATACTCATCTTGTAAGCAAGCTGCGGATCGGAAAACAGGCCGCTGTGGGTAAAGGCCAGCACCGGCGCGATCTTGGGGTTGGAAAGCATCATGGTCAGCACGTTGGCCTTTTCCGTGATGTTTTCGTAATTCCGCCGGGTAAACCGGATTTCCAGCCCAGATAGCTTCAGCGACAGGTCGCCCAGATCGCGGCAAATGCGCAGAAGCAGCTTCAAAAACTCTTTTTCCGACCGCTTGAACATCAGCTCCGAATCCTTGGCTCTCGCCTCCGCCGCCGACCAGCCGTCCCGCATGATCACGGCAGAGCCGGTGTCCGAGGTGGAAGAACCGCCGTTCCGGTTTGGCATACCGCAGATGGTCAGCACTGTGTTGTACATGCTGTCCACCAGCGTCTGTGTCTGCGCCTGATTCATCTCCGAGGTCAGATATTGAATCTCTGCTTTCGTCTGCGCGTCAATGTCCTTGAACTTGATCGCGCCCATTTCTTTCAGGTTCCCGAAGTCCTCCGAGGAGATGTCCACGTTGTGGAACAGCATCAGCGCCTGAACAAACTGCTCCACGCCGTCCAGACGGTTGCTCTCCACCGTGTTGATGGCGTCCAGCAGCGGGATCACAATCTCAAACGCGCCCAATCTTGCCTTGTTGGCGGGATATTCGATAATGGGGATACCCAGATACTGCGGCTCACTGTGCAAAATGACCCATGTGTTGTTGACCTCGTAGTAGTGATCCTGCGTATAGCAGCTGAAAACCAGCGTCCCGTCCTCTTTCAGGATGTATTTCACGCCCATCAGCGGCGGATTGCCCAAAGCGGTGGAGTACACCACAAAGCAGTACCTGGGGTCAAGTGTGAAAATCTCAAACGGCGCTTCATCCTCATCCACGTCCGCCATATCGTCCGGCAGAATCATCCGGTACGATGTACCGCAGATGTGGAACCAGTCCGCCAATTCCTTGTCTTTGGCGGGCTTATCCTCGCTCAGAACGTAATCGTTCAGCCGCATTACGTTCTTTGCAACGCCCTCGTCGTCGCCCCGGCTCACATACTGTACCGGTTCGCCCATCAGGTAGCCCACCTTGAAGGACACGATCTCATTGGCCCGGTTCTCCACAATCTTGTTGTTGATCTCTGGACGAACGTCCTTCTCCCGGTTCAAAATCGGCTGATCGCCCCGATAGTAGCGATAGAGATAGTCAATGTCCGCCTGATTCTGTAGGTGGACGAACAGGGCCTTTTGCAGCACGTCGATCACATTGCCCGTCGTGACCTCTGTCACATCCGTATAGATCACTCTGCGCCCAAATAATGCTCTCATGCCTTGCTCCTTTCCACCTATTACTTCCCCTCTATTGTACCACACTTTTTAAGCGGATAAAAGAGGTATACGCACGTTTAATTAGAATATTTGTAACTTTTTCAGCAGGGACGCTTGAAAATCTCCACTTTTGCGCCGTTCAGCGCCTGCGAGAACTCCGTCAGCATCGCCATGCCGTCGGGAACGTCGTCGTGCTTGTTCTTTCCCGCCACCGTGTAAGAGCAGAGCATGTCAATCATTCTGCCGTAATCGGAATTTCGCTTATACAGTGTCTCGTCCTTGAATAGAAAATGCTCCTTCACATACGCCGAATTGACGATGATCTTCGTCTCCTTATTCGCCGTGGTAAATTTCGTGGTAATGTGGGTGATCCCGTTCCGGTCTTTCACCATTCCTTGTACCTTTTCCGCCACTCTGCCGCCTGCGGAGTTGGATTCAAACCGGCAGGCGTTCACCTTGTCCCGCACCAGAATGTCGGCAAGCCGCACATCCACCACATCGGGCAGTCCGTTGTCGCATACGCAATCGTCGATGTAGTAATCCTGCCCGTATACATGGGCCACAGGGAGAAAGGCGTAGTCCGTGCCTTTGTCCTTCGTGTCGCAGATGCCAATGATGGCGTCTGGCTCCTTGTCCGGCAGCGTGAAATACCGTCTCAGCTCATCCGGATGGTACAAAAGGCCCTCTCTTTCGATAGGCTGATTCATGTAGAGCGCCCGCCAGCTGACGGAATCCATGATGTCCCGCTGTTCTTTGTAGAACTTGGTGGAAAACCCCACCCCGTAGGCGTAATCGAAGTTGGATTCGTCGTTTTCGTCCATTGCAGGGATGGCGATGAATTTCGCCCGGTCGTTCTTCTCGTATTCCCGCTCCAACCGTCCGATCACGTCATGTACCGACCATCTGGTGGCGATGTGCAGCTCCTTGCAGTGGTCGCCGATCTTTCTCTGCCGCAGGTCGGTGGTGTACATCTCCCACAGCTTGTCCAACCGCTCTTTTGACAAGGCCACTTCAATGCCGGATACCAAATCGTCGCAGTAGAGCAGCGTTGCCGCACGGTACAGACCGGCGTTGCCCGTTCCGATAGACGTAAATTCCAGCGTTTCAAATCGCTGGCACTTGTCCAGATCAATGCGGCAGTCCTTTGCATTGGTGTTGCTCACGTTGATGCCAGGAAACACATCGTGCCACAGATATTCCCCGTTTGCGTCGAAAATGCGTAAACATTCATCGTATACACCCCGCACGAAAGAATTGGAGTGGCTTCCCGTCAGCATGGGGTCGTTGGGATATTTTCCGCCCAGCCATGTGAGATAGAAGATGGCTAATGTGGTCTTTCCCACGCCGGGGGGCAAGCTGATAGCCAGAAGGTCAAGCGTATCGTCCGCCAGCGCCTGCAAATCCTTTACCACGCGCCCCAGCATCTTCTTCCGGGGAGGATAAAACCTCTTTTTCGCTTCACGGTTCAGCTCCACATACGTCAGATAGCTGTCAAAATCATAGGGAGCCTCGAACAAAAGGCACTTTCGCCACTGTTCATAAAACTTATCCGCCGCCTGTGGACAGGTTCTGATCTTCCCACGGCACTCTTGCAAGATTTTCTTGTTTTCGCCGTGTGCGGCGGCGTGATCCTCGTCCTCCCAGCTTCGGCACAGAGAAAACAGGTCATTGTACGCTCCGATATCCCCCGGGACCGCTTCAATTTTCGTCCGGATCGACTTCGCCAGTCTTTCGTAGTCCATTTTTACCCCCAAACGCAAAAAAAGAGCTACCCGCATGTTTTCCATGCAGATAGCCCCTTTGGCTGTTGCTCACGCCCTCGCGGAAGCCTTATTTTGTTATGTTATTCCATCGGCACCAGCGTAAAATCTGCGCCGTATGTGTTGAAGATGTGTTCGTCCGTTCCAACTTCTATCACAGCGCTTTCCCCGCAGGACAGTGTGTAGGTAGAAACATTCCGTACCTCTGCGTACCCTTCCTCGTTTTTGTTGACGCTGTTTTTGTCGATGTAAATAATGCTGTTCTTCGCGTTTCCTGTTGCCTTGTATTTCCCAGCTGGAACCATGTACCAGATATATTCGTAGCTATCCAGCTGCATCTTTTTTCCGTACTCGCCAACAACGCCGTCAACGATCCGGATTTCTGTTCCGACAGATGTAGTGTCACCGGCTTCCGTCTCAACTTCTTTTCTTTCGGGAAGCGGGTATTTATCTGCATTGTTCTGCACGACGTTTCCGCCTACTTCTAGATAAATTAACTCCGCCGTGTTGTCTTCAACGTGGTAACCGGCGGTAAAGGAAACCTCGCTGTATACACCAAACGCATTTGGCGCGTCTACATGGCTTCTTACCGTGTATCGGTCAAACTGCCGCCCAAAAGACCAGTCCATAAGCGGAAAATCGGCAGAGCTTGGATAATTCAGGTATATCGAAACAGCGTCCTTTGTTTTGAAGATCAGCGTATCCTTGATTCCATCATCTACAATGAAGTTTTCGATCTTCCACGGCTCGTAGCCGTTCTTGTATAGGTCGATATCCATTCCGACCTTTATCGACTGCACCGTTCCGTCTGCGCTGCAATAAACCCGCGCCGTAGTCCCGTTTGTGGAAAAACTGTACCGTGGGCCGGATGCCCAATCCTCCACCTTTTCGATTTTCTTCGCGTCTTTGGCGTCAATGCCGATCTCTTCCAGAATGCGATAAAAAGACTTGATCGTCTCTCCCTCCACAACAAGGTCAGAATTATCAGAAATGTTTTCTGTGTTGGCGTCTCCCGTGTTCATTTCCTTCTCGCTATCTTGGTGCGTTTCACTCTGCGTTTTACCAACCTCGGAACTTGGCTTGTGCGTAGTGGTCGGGCTTGACAACGAACCAATCAGTGTAAACACCACGAACCCGCCGACGCACGCGGCGCACACCACGAAGCATGGCTTTTTCTTTCGCTTCGTAAAAATGCACACCAGCAGCCACACAAAGCCGCCCAGCAGCCCTGCCATGCACAGCATCACCAGTTTGGCGCAGATGGATGATATCATCAATCATTCCCCCTTCAAAATCGCTTCGTGCGAATTCTTGCTTGCTTCTTTCCCGTACCTGTAGTTCCCGCGATAAGTGCTTTCGTTGCTCAAAATCGCCTGTACCGCAGAGTGCTTGAACTCTTTTCCTCTCTTGCTGCGATAACCGGCCTTGTTCAATTCGTCGGCAATGCCTTGCAGTGTCTTTCCCTCTTTCCGCAGGGCGAAAATCTTCCGAACGATCTCTGCTTCATCCGGTACAATCTCCAACGTGCCATTTACAGGCCGATAGCCCAGCGGCGGTTTTCCGCCCGCGTATCCGCCGTTTCGCGCCGTCGCGTAGCGGCCCACTGTTGTTCTCAGTGCGATATTCTCGCTTTCCAACTGGTTGAAGGAGGACAAGATTCCGATCATGGCGCGGCCCCACGGTGTTGTAGTGTCTAGCGTCTCATTCAGGCTTACCAAGTCCACGTTGTTGTGCAAAAGATCATCCTCGATGATCGCCAGCGTGTCCCGTTGCTTTCTGGACAGCCGGTCAAGCTTAAAGATCACAATCACGTCGATCCCACCGCTTCTTACGTCCGCCAGCATTTCTTGCAGGCCGGGCCGGTTTGTATTCCGCCCTGTAAAGCCGTTGTCCTCATAGGTCTTGACGTAAAGCCATCCCTTGCTCTCGATGCATGCTTTTGCCATACGCTCCTGCTCAGGCAGAGAGACTTTCCCATCCTCGCCCTGCGCGTCCGTTGACACTCTTGTATATACGCATGCCCGCTTCATCTCATACATTGCACTCACGCTCCATGTTCTCCATTTTCTGTATTGTACCAGACTTACAATTATTTGTCAACTGTAATTGTAAAATATGCCTTTTTATTTTTTGGGGAATTTACGGGACTAACCCCCGCGCCTTCCGCCGCCGCACATCCCCCGCCCCGTCACTGGCTGCCGGGCGGCTCTCATACCCTATTTACAATTTTTCTTGAATTTTTGTAATATAACACTTGACATTTACAAAAATATCTATATAATTGTAAGTGCAAACCAAAAAGAAAAGCGCCCGGCCTCGACCAAGACAACCGGGCGCACCGCCAAGGAGAGCGGCGCAACCATTGTACCGCCTCCGCCGTAAAAAATCAAGGAGGAAATTACAATGACAATCTATGACCGCATGACAAAAGAGCTTGAAGCCCGCAAGGATCGCAGCGCATGGAGCAAGGGCGTTACCACATACGCCCTTGAACTGGTGGAACAGCTGGAAGAAGCTGCCGTGGGCGGTTACCTCGACGCGGCCGACCTGACGGCCCCGCGCATGCTCCGCAAGGCCCTATTGAACGGCGCGGACGATTGGAGCGCCTACAGCTGGGGCGGCTGCTCCCTGATCTACGATAGCGACATTGCAGAGCGCCTGTGCTGCCCGTCCGAACTCAAGCGCACCCGCAACGGGGAGCGCAGACCCAACAGCCGGGAAGAATGGCTAGACACTCAGGCCCGCGCACTGTCCCAGGCAGAAGCAAGAGTGCGTCGCGTCATGCGCGACGTGCTGGAGGGCTGAACGATGGATATTAACGCAATCATGGCCGAACTGGCCCAGTACATCCGCATGCAGGAAGAAGCCGCCGCAATGGTGGAGAGCCTGAAAGACCAGATCAAGACCCAGATGCAGGCCGCAGGCGTGGACACGCTGGCCGGGGCCGAACACAAGGCCACCTACAAGGCCGTCACCAGCTCCCGCGTGGACACGTCCGCATTAAAGCGAGACCTGCCCGAGATCGCAGCCCAGTACACCAAGACTACAACCGCCCGCCGCTTCACTTTTGCATAAGGAGGGATCACATGTTTCTAACGCCGCATATGCGCCGCATTGCCGACCAGATGCAGCACATCCACGAGGCCGCAGAGGCCCGCAGCGACAACCCGTTTTTCTGGGACTACACACCCGCAGAACTGGCCGAGCTGGCAGAGCTGCGCCGGGCATACATGGCGGAGAAATCCGCCGCCGGTCTATAGGGGGGGGAGGTGAGCGCGTGACCTTGCTTTTGGTCCTCGCTTTCCCGCTGATGGTACTTGTTGAGATCGTCAAGCGGTCTAATTGACAAGCAGCCGCCAACATGCTACAATTAACCTGATGGACAGGGCCGCAGACCCGGAAAGGAGCGAAACATGGAGCGCATCATGGTAACCAACCGCAACGGCGCAAAGATCGATTTTCCCGCCGCCGTCGAGTTAATGGACGACGAGACCCGCGAGGCCGTACACATGGAACTAGCCCCATGCACGGAACAGGAATTTTTCACGGCTTACGAGGCCGCCCACGCTGCAAAATTTGGAGCGTGGGAGCTAAGCAAGCCAAACCCGACATATTAACACCGCAGGAGCCGCCCACGCCGGGCGGCTTTCCTTTTGCCCTCCACCAGATCACGCCCCAAAAGGGCGCTTTTCTTTTGCTCTAATACAGGCCGTTTTAAGCCGCTCTTGCGGCGTTCTACCCTGCGCCGCTGTCCCTATATTGCCGGGCAAATAAACGCCTTGCAGCGGCCTTTATTTGCCGTTCTGCGGGGTGTTATTTTGTGACCTGTTTTGCCCTCCATGCATCGCCAAAAATCGAACGTCCGTTCTTTTGCGCCGTTTCCGGAAGATTTCCTGTCAGATTTTCTGCAAAAAACGCAGCAGGCTCCCGCCGGATTCTGCGCCGGTGAGAGCCTGTCATAGTCGCGGCATAGTCGCGCGATAGTCGTTGAGATGGTCGCGAAAGTCGCAGACCATAGTCGCAAAAGTCGCTCAAAATACTCCAAAATAGTCGTTTGTACGAGATTCCGTGTATAAACCCCGCGTTTTTCTCACCCATTTTTCGAGGTATACGAGATTCCGTTCAGTTTTCGTCGATCTCCACGGCGATATCGGTGAGATATTTCTGCTGCAAGTCCTCCGGCGATAGTTGCTCGCCCAAAGGCTGGTTGGGGGTCAAGACCACTTCCTGCTTGTCCTGATAGCCCATGTTGTTTTTCATCAAAAAAATACCCGCAACTGGGTTAATCTTGCCGTTTTGCATATAATCTTCCATCTGTGCGTTCAAAATTTGGTACGCTTTTTTGAGCGTGTGACGTACCTCAGCGGGCAAAACCTTCACATTGTTCTGCCTCGTCCCGTTTGCCCACCGCGTCAAAGTCTCCCGCGAAACACCAAAAGCAAGCGCTAAGCCTGCTACACTGGGCTTCATGTCGTTCTCTGCACACAAATCGAAGTAGTCTGCAATTCTGGTAGATACCTGTTCTACGCTCTCCATATCGGGATCGTCCCACCTAAACATGGTAAGCGCGTGGTTTAAATACTTTGTGTTATCGCCGGGATTTGTCTGCACAGCGCAGTCGGGGCGTTTATTGCCTCCTGAGCCTTTTGGCCTTCCACGTCCGCGCTTGGGCGTTACCTCCATGTCTATGACTTTATCGTTCATTCTCCGTCTCCCTCTTGCATCTCGCCATCCACACGCACCAAGCTCCAAGAACAATGAAAGTCATTACAATACCCGCAAGTCGCGGCAATGTCCTGATGCTCTTTGTCCTTGTGCAGTTTGCAGCCAACAGGCCCAGTAGTTACACGCTTACCGTCAACTACTACTGTGCCGTGTTTGGCGTGGGTGCAGAAGTCACAGCATGGTGTGCAGTTGTTTCCGCATAGGATCATTTTCCGCTTCCTCCTTATCGCAGGTAGAAATATAGTCTTCTCGTTCTTTCTCGTGGTCGCGCCGCCCCATTTCCACGTACACTTCTTCCTTGGCCTGCTTGATAACCTCGTTGAACTTCTTTTTGCTGATAAACATCTTTCGTTCTCCTTTTCCGTTTTTGTTCGGCTTCCCGCTTAGATTGTCACACGCTACCGGCAACTACGCTCCGAAAAGTCGCAGCCCCTATTCCGTCTGGTCAAACCGGTCTTGACGCATCAAGACAAGCGCAGTTTTCAGCGGACGTTGTCATTTCCATGTGAGCCATGCCGCACGGTCTCACATTGTCCGGGCGCTACCCGGCCTCTGGTACGGCATTGCAGTCCTGCCCTGCTTTAGCGCTTCAAGAAAAGTCCCTGTCACTCGCTGTGGTCTCCCCTTACGGGGCACCTATGCCGCGTATGGGGCATAAGCCCCGATAAAGTCCCTTGCGGGCAAAAACGATTCAACGTTTTCATTCTTTTTGAAGTTAAGCCGTGAGCTTGCGCGTGTTGGTCTGCATGATAAAGTCTTTTACCTGACCATACCCCCACCCACAATCGACAAGGCCGCTGACGAGGCGCTCCATTGACTGGACGGCCGCCAGATCGTCAGCAGAAAGAAAATCGCGCAAGTTTTCTTTTTCTCCTACCGAATATTCTTCCTTTAACTGCTTTGCGTTCTTCCCGAACAGGGCAGTATAAATGCAGTTTGTGTAAGTAGAGTAGGCGTGGCCGTGCATCCGCTCATCCTCCGCAGACTGCTGCAACGCCTTTGTCAATGCCTGACGCACGGCTATGCCCTTTTCCCGCTCAACAAGTTTGCCCCTAAGAGCTTTCTCCATCGCGTTGAATTGCTTGATGTACGCCTCTTTGAATTTCATCGCAACGTCTCCGATGTATCCCATGACAAGAAGCGTAAACCCGTCGCGGGTCATTATGTACATGGGCTGACTTTTGCCCTGTGCAGTCTCGTAGTGGGACAGTCCAAAGTTGGACACCAGAAACTCCTCGCTGCACCTTAGTTCTCGAATATCTCTTAAAACGTGTTTATGCTCTTTCCCAAACGTTTCTGCGACATCAAGGCTCGTGCAACAAGCCTTTTCTTCTTTTCCAAATTTCATCAATTCAACCAACATCTTATCAATCCTTTCTCGTTGATTATTTGCAGTTGCTTTCAAGAGCAGGAGTGGCTAAAACGGGCACCCTTTTGCTCATTCTATCCATTTTTTCAAGCCGCCTTTTACGCCGGACGGTCGGCACGTCTATTGGCAACCGTGTTATTTTTAGCCGCTCGATACACGGATAAAGCGGCAATGGTGCGTTTTCTTTCGGCTCTCGCCTATCCGCCTTGAGGAATCCGCACAACCCTTCGGAACTCCACGGTAAACGCATGGCGGAGCGCCTACCGCTTCAATGTTCTGGCACACTTTCGGGCGGGACGCTATGCCACTTGCCCACGGTAGTGCCGCACCGCTTTTCTCGTCTCGGATTCCGTCTCTACAGGCTCCGTATTGCCCAGCCGTTTTCTATGTGTCGGCACACTTTCGGGCCGGATGGGAGGCGCGACCTCCCGCCCCTGATCGTGGGGAAGCTCACGCAGTCCGGCGTATACCCGTCATATACCGCTGGCGGGAAAGCGGTTGAATGGAGGCATTGGCGGGAATCGAACCCTGCATCGTCCATCGGCGGCGGTTTCCGCTGGGCGCTCTTCCAACTGAGCTACAATGCCGTGTGTGCCCGCCGCCGTGCAACGACGGGCCACAGAAAGGAGAATGAAAAATGAATGCTAGCAAGATGATGAATAGGAGGTGTCATAGGGCCTGCACGTCCCCGTGACCATTGTACCACACTTTTTGCAAAGTTTATAGTGCAAAAACGCGGATTTTCTAAAGTAGTTATTCTAATTAAGCACTTTTTCACACTTCCTCGAAATACTTCACATCTCCGATACTGCAAACGTAAATCTGCCCCTCGTGGTATTCGCTGTGTCCGGCGATCTGGGGATTATAAAACACCGTCGCATTGCCGATGTCGGTAAATGTTTCGCCGTATACAAACACCTCACAAAAGGCATTCAGCGCCGCGTCAGACGCCCAGCTCGCCGGGGTGGTGTACTGATATTCCCTGCATACGTCCTCCGGCGTGTAGCGGTTTCTGTGGCGATTGCAAGCGTTAAACAGGGCTTGTACAATGCCACGGCACTGGTCGGCATCGTTTCCCGCTTCTGCCGTAACGATCTGAAGCACCTTCGTCACGTCGTAGCCGAAGGTCTCAACCTCCCGGTCTGTTCCGATGGCTGCAATCACCGCCTCCGCGCTTTTCTCCGCGTCGTCCGGGTCTTCGTATGGTTCTTCGTGTGGGCCGCCCTCGATCACTAGAATCGTGCGCTCCTCGCGTTCCGGCCCCTTCTCAGAAAAGCCGGTCAGCACCACCAGCGCCGCCGCCAGGATCAGCAGCACCCACGCAGCGGCAATAATGCGGTCATTTGTCGTTGGTTTCATTTGTTTTATGACGCTATCCCTCCTTTCTCTTACCGTAGGAGCAGAAAAAGTCCTCTGGCACCTCGCAGTCCACACAGACGCCGCAGGTGCAGAAGCGCCCGCCCACAGCTTCATAGCTGCGCTCACATTCCCGGCAGTAAACCACCGGGGCAACATCAGCGGTGGGAAGTTTCAACATATCCATCTGGATAATCGATAGCATCCTATTTTGAGCCACACTGTTCTCCGGCCTACGCATCCGCAAAACAGCTTTTACTGCCGCTGCTCGTTCAATGAATTCAACCATTGTCAGCCCTCCTGTTCCATGCTTCAGCGGCTTGCTCTTCTGTGTCGTAAATATGCACACCGCCCAAAACCCCGCCATCGCACTCATAGCTTGCAATCGGGCATTCCGGGTTTTCCTCGTGAGCGTGGTGAAGCATAAAGCCAAGCCCACTATAGGGATGCTCTCTATATGACTTATCATGCAGATTCCCTTCGTCATCACACAGAACAAGGCTAACTTTACCGCCGCAGAACGGGCAGGATTTTAACTCAAACATCCTTCATCGCCTCCAATGCTTTCTCCGCCTCCTCGCGGGTCAAAAAAATCGTTTTCCCTACGGAACTTTCCACGTATGAGCAGAACGGGGTTGTATCAATGTCCCACCGTCCCTGTATTGCGAGGTATCTCATGTTGCTGACTTTGTGCTCTAAGATTTCTCCGGCAAACACTCTGTATAATTTATCGCCAACCTTGCACGGCAGCACCACCAGCCGACCGTCCTTGTCGGCCTCGGCCAGTTCGCGCAGTCTTTCAGCCGCAACGCCAAACGCTGAGACCAGTTGCGACTTTGCCAGCAGTTTCGACCCTACAACGGCGTCGCTGACTTCCTCCGGCGCAGCTGCACGAATACCGGCGTACAGCACGCCGTTCAGCATCTGATAGCGGATCAGGCCCTTTCTCTCCAGCTCCTCCATCAACATCTCCCGCGCCTTCCGGCGCACCTCCGACCCGATGGCCTCCGGCTTGTCCGCCGACAGCGGATCACAAATCAACTTACCCCACACAACAACGATTTTTTCTTTCATGGCAATACCTCCAGTGACTTGATATACCCAGCCGCGATATTCTCACGGAAGATGTTCAGCGGCTGGGAAAACACGATTCCCGATGACACATAGCTCACAGAAAAATGAACATCCTTCATTTCCTGTGGATGTTCCGGGTCGCTTAAGTCCAGCATGGTCCCTCCCACCTCACACGGCAGAATAGCCACGCGCCCGGCCTTGTCAGCCTCGGCCAGCTCGCGCAAGCGGGTGTAACTGCAAAAATTCTCCAAATCAGCAAGACGCATCAGTTTCAGCGCGATCTCGTCTGCCTTATCTTTCGGCAGGACTTCCTCCGGCGTCAGCCCCGTGTCTAAATACTGACGCAGTAACGGGCAGTGGGCAGCCGGAACCGCCGTGCAGAACCCGCCGACCGCGGTACAATTTCCATTGTCCGTATGGCGAAAATTACAACGCAAGCAATTGTTCTTTTCCATCACTCCACCTCCCATTTCAGTTCGTCATACAGCTCACTGAACCGCTTGTTCCACTTTCTTAGCTCGAAGAAACAGTACACGCCCAACACGATCCACAGCCCGCTGGCGATGTTTTGCAACAGGTTCTCCATCACTCCACCTCCTGCGTCCAGAACTCGCGGCGGCAAGAGGCGCAAGAATTACTGTAAGGATTATAACAAATAGATCCATTACGGAATTTTTTTAGCAAGTCTTTAGGGCATATATTTAGCACTCCTTCAATAACCTTTGCCTCCGGATACTGCTCCAGAAACACGCTTTGCCGTGTCTTGCGCGGGTGTGCAGCAGACCATTCCTCGGTGTTCTTCACAATTTGTGCCGCATCCACGCCCCACACCTCACTCATGGTACCGCACATTCTGTTCCGCTCCTCAATAAACTTCACAGCGTCCATCACATTTTCCTCCATTTGCACCCGTCACAGGCACCCTCGTGTGCTTGTTTGTGCTTGCCACAGTATTGGCATAGCTCGTTCTTTATGGTGTGCAATTCTTCTTTAAGCCGCAAAACCTTGTTTGTTTTTGACACAGCCACGTCAAGCAATTCCTTGATGTCTCCCAGCGTCAGCCCCGTGTCCTCGTAGGCGGCGAGACGGCTCCACGCCGCTTCTTCCCACTTGCAATTCATGGAGCAGTCCCCGCCAACTTTGATGCATTCGGAGCCGCAAAAATGTGTGCAACATACGCCGTTTTCATGCGATGTTTGCTTGCTGTACTTAGTCAACCGATCCATCGTGTTCCTCCTTCACCGCCACAGCCTTTGCCAGCTGTGCCATGCCCTTATTCATGTCCTCTATCTGCTTATCCCGCCGCGCAATGGTGTCCTTCAAACTGTCGTTGGCTTTCATCAGTGCCTCGATGTGCCGCTGCTGGTTCTCGATCAGGTCAGCGGCGTATCCCATCGCTTTTTCGATACATCCAAACTCGGCAATCAGAGGACACGATCCTTCGCATTTCTTATGCTGTTCGCAGCACCGCAGCGCGGTCACGATCTCATCTCTTGTCATGTCATTCCTCCTTGCCAAATGGCGATCATACTGGGAAACGGTGCCGTTCCCATCGGCTTTCCGTCCAGCTCGAATTTCAGCCGCCCGCGCAGAAAACGTATCTCTGCCTTACCCAGAATGTAGTCGTGAAAACTGGCACGGTCAGTCCGCGCTGGAATCAGCAGCACCACCGTTGTCCCCGGCTTCTGTCCCTCCCGCCAGCACTTCTCTGTCCACAGCCCGGTTTCCTTGCTTCCGTAGGGCGGGTTACAAAACACTGTTTCGCCCCCCCCAATTTTGCCGCAAACCATCATCGCTTTGCGTGAAATACCGCGCACACTTGTGGTTTTCGTCACTGGCGGCAGCGTCCAGCGTGAAATGGAACTCCGCGTCCAGCTCGTCAAACAGCTTTTGCGGCGTTTCCCAGAAATTCTTATCGCTGGAAAACAAAGCGTCGTTTACCATGTCATTCCTCCTGAAAAAATATCCCAGTCGCCTTTCTCACCTGACTTCTCATCGCCGAAATGCTTTTTGGTCACGGCAATGGGGAATTGCTCAATTTCAGAACTCCACCGGCAGCACTCTGCTCCGTGTATTCTCGCCCAGCAGACATTAAACCCCGAAATGCCATCAAACAAGCTCCCCAGCGTCGCGTCCTCCGGCAAATACCGCGCCATGCGCCGCAGCATCCAGTCCCAGAAGGGAAGGGCGATGGAGTTGCCCAGCGCCTTGTACCGTGGGCTGTCCGCACTTCCTTTCACTTTTATTTCGCGCCCGCGTTTATCTGTTTTAACCCAATCTCCAATATCTGTCCATCCGTCTGGGAAACCTTGCAGCCGTTCGCATTCCATCGGTGTCAGGCGGCGCACGACCATGTTCTGGCGCACTGTGTTGTTTAGGTTCAAACTGGTTCCACCGCTTTCTTTCGCCTGTAACGTTCCGTTGAGTTCTCCACCCTCGGTAAAGTTCCGGCAATCCACGCTGCTGCATATCAGGTCAGTGCCGTCCTTATAGTCCCGTTGTTTGCAGCTACTTGCACACTCGGCAGCGCGGTAATCACCGAAGCCGTTCATCTGGTACGTCAGCGGCACTTGGTTTCCGCCCGTGCCAATCCTCGCCTGCAACGCCGGGACCTGCTCCCCACACTCACGGATGACGTAACAGGCGTGTGTCATGTCCAGTACCACGCACGACGGCACATGGGCGTTCGCGTTCAGTGTGTGGCACGGTTTGCCGAACTCAGGCTGACTTCCGTTCTCCTTGCTGGTGATCTGCGTGGTGTCAAATGCCATCGCCGCCGGAGCCACCACAGCTGGTTTATTCCCGCCGCACTCGGCGTTCAGTGTAGGGGACAGTTTCTCTTGATAGCCGATGCTCCTCGCCTGTTCACTGTTGCCCAGCTTAAACCCGGCACATAGCACAGCTTCGCGGTTCAGGCCACTGCTTTCACGGGAACTGAGCGTAGGCGAAACGCCGTCACCATCGTATACGCGCTGGCTCTGCGCGTCCCCCGGATTCATGCACATTACTCCGTGGCGGTCGCCAGCGGTCAGTGTGGGGGACGGGTCTCCCTCTTTGCCGATGCCAAGACCGTTTCCGCTGCCGTCGTGGTTGCGGCTTTCACCGCCACCCTGCCATCTTGTAGCTTTGTCGTTGATGGGGATAGCCGCAAATATGGCAGGATTGTTCACACCACCGCCAACACCGCCTTGCAGTGTAGGAGATTTTCCGTTTATGTCAAAAATGCGCTTGCTTTGGCAATCCCAAGCCGTCATGCAGTCCCCGACTGCCGGATTAAAACCGCTTTCAGCAGCTTCGGCAAATCCTTCCCCCGCCTCTCCGCTCTCCGCAATATCCCCTGGCAGGCTTTTGGGGTCAAATTGTATTTCGGATGCGGTGTCTCCTCCAAAATCTGCGACAACCGAGATACGACGGCGGCGTTGGGGCACTCCCCAGTATTGCGCGTCATGAGTTCGCCACACCACGCTCCATCGTCCTCCCATTTCATCGTGGTAGCCCCCCCAGGTAGGCCAACCCTTTTCAGGCACTTCAATACCGGGGGCTTCCGGCTCGACGATTTTGATGATCTCTTCGAGCACGGCTGCGAAGTCTTTTCCTTTGTTGCTGCTAAAGGCGCCGACCACGTTTTCCCACACGAGATACCGAGGTCTGACCATGTCACCTGTCCGTCCATTCCTTTTGTCCGCCTCCCTCATTTCTTTTACGATGCGTACCTGCTCCATAAACAGGCCGCTCCGCGCTCCCGCCAAACCGGCGCGTTTCCCAGCGATGGATAGATCCTGTCTAACAAGGTGAACCACCTGTAATACACCAAACGGGATCAATCTCTGCCCCATTTATTTTCGTAATATCGCCTAAATGTTTCACCTAAATCACCTCCTAATCTCCAAACACCACGCCGCACTCGTCCTTCAGCACGTCCTTGATGTGCTTCCGCTTGATGCGGCCTTCGTTGATCTCCTCCGCCAGCTTCTCAAGGCACTCGTACAGATACGCGATGCTCTGCGTATCCCGGCTGTCCGATGTCTCCTCGAATACGTGCCAGCCGCATTTGTCCATCAGCACCATTGCCACCATGTCCATGTTCTCCCGTGTGCCTTGCAACTTGCCACGCATAAAAATGCGGTCGTCCCTGCTCAAATGCTGTTTACCCATCTCAATACCTCACTCCGATGTAGTCCAGCACCCGCGCATAGCCAAGGCCGTCTTTCGTGGGTTTCCACAGCCCATCCGTGTCGAATGCCCCGCCGCCGATGCAGAATTGGTAGTGCTTCGGGTGCGTAAGTTTCATGCGTTCAAAGCGGTTTGTGCCTTTTTCAAGATGACTTCCAAATCCGCAGAACATGCAGCCCGTCCTCTGGCATCCCGTGCAGTGCAGATTGCAGTCGATCAGCGTCGCGCCGTAGTCGTTCTCGCCGTCGCTGGCTACGATGTCGCCATACACGCTGGCGTAGGGTAGTTGGTGGTCTACGATGAAGCGAAGCACATCCTGCTCCGTCCAGAAACTCATGGGCTTAGATAAGGGACGCCTTCCTTCAAAGGCGTTGCAGCCGGTTTCGCGCCATTTTTGCATCCGCAGAAGACTTTCCTCCGCCATTGTTGCCGTCGTGGGCTTGACATCCGCTCGGTGCTCATAGCTCTTTGACGGAGACTTTTTCATAATTCCACAGCACTTGTCTGATATGAGAAATGGAGCCGAAAGCAAATACTCCCACTTTTCACAGTTGTACATACTCTTTTCCCCATCGGCGCGTAAGACTTCCCCACGCAATAGTTTCATACTTCGGCTATCTGGTGAACGCCGCGCTGTTTCTATCCGGTGCGCTACGTCTTTACCGATGATGCTGTACCCGTACTTCGTCACCACCTGTCGAATGTTCATCTTCGGGCGCAGACGGTGGAGGTTGACGGTCACGCGGGGAAACTCCCTCCGCAGCCACGCGGCGTACTCATTCACGAACTTCTGAATTTCAGGGTATTCCAGCCCTGTGTTCACAAATACCAGATTGAGCTCCCACGGCGGCGTCCTAAAACTCGCCAGATACCGCGCCGCCAGATACGCCAGCACCGTGCTGTCCTTTCCGCCGGAGAAACTGACGTAGCACTGCCCGCCCCACGCAGTATACCACTCGTCCAGCTTTTCGTAGGTCAGTATCTCCTTGTCCTGCACGTCCAGCGCCATCAGTTTCTTCGCCACTTCATTCGTCAGCGGCTGATTTATCGGCAGCATTACTCAGCCTCCACCAACTTGCCCTTTACCAGCTTATACCAAGTGTCCGCTCTGATGTCCGTGCCGTCTACGACAAACGCTTTCCACTCTTTGATGTCCCAATTGTCCGCGTTTTCCTCACAGATCACCAGAACAGCACCAAGACCGCCTTTAATCTTCACGTCGTTACCGCGAACAAGGCCGCATCCATTTTTGCCAACAGAAACAGTTCCTTTTGCGGTGGCTGCGCCGTAAGTGCCTGCGGTGGCTGCGCCGTAAGTGCCTGCGGCGGCTGCGCCGCTATCGCCTGCGGTGGCTGCGCCGCGATAGCCTGCGGTGGCTGCGCCGCGATCGCCTGCGGTGGCTGCGCCGTAAGTGCCTGCGGTGGCTGCGCCGTAAGTGCCTGCGGTGGCTGCGCCGCGATCGCCTGCGGTGGCTGCTTTCTGGTCGGTATGTTCCATTGTGGTATGCGCCTTGACGTACTCAACGTGAGCCTTTACCAGCCCGGGAATACCGATCTCCGCGCCCACCGTAAGCTTCTTGGCAACGCGCTTGCTATCACCTCCGCGTTCGTCGCTCACGCCTTCCATTTCCACTTCGCAATACCGGCTTCCTTCGCCGGGCGCGTAATAACTGAACACATCCAACGGCGCTTCACAAGCGTGCAAGCCCTGATTGCACAGCTTCACTTTGTCAACTTCCTGCGTGCCGCCGATCTCATACTGCAAACCTCTGCACTGCAAATTCTTGTCAAAACCCTTGTATGCTTTCATTCTTATTCTCCTATTGTCATTATCTTTTTACCGCAATTTCTGTAATGGCGTAGCCATATTTTGCATGAAACATTTTCGCCTTAATGGCATACTTGTCTGTGCGAATCCCCTTTACATCCTCTGTAACGTGGAGCCAGTATACATTCCCGTTGCAGTCCGGTGTGGTTTTTCGCTCATAGTCAAAATCTGCCTTGTAGTCCACGCCAAGCACACGATTCCCGTCCAGCCCGGTAAACGGCTCCTGCAAGCAGTATGTTTTCTGCAACTGCAAGTTCCTGATCTGACCGGCACGCAGCAGCAAAATCAACTCATCATACCGCCGTGCTTCTGCATGAGAATCAAACGTCAGGTTGCCGCGTTTGGCCTTTTTCGCGTTGTACTTACCCACGCTCCAGCCCCCTTTCCCGAAATCCTTCGTAGTTGAGGATATAGCGGCGCTCCTTTGTCAATCGGCGCTGCTGCCCGCATCGTTGGCAGATACCAGGCTCCCACCGATCTTTTGACGGATCGAAACGCTGTTCCCGCGTGGGCTGAACGATGTTGTTATCCTTCTCCAGCTCTCCGATGCATACAGGGCAAAGGCGCTTGGTATGTATTTGGTTGGCTTGATCAAATGTCATAGCTTCCCTCCAAAACCGACTTAACAAAACTGAGCTGTTCCTTCGCCTTTCTGCGCCGAATGCTGTCGCCGCGAAATACCAGAGGTACGCACATTTCCAGCACACGGTCATAAATGCGCTGATAGGCCATGTTCTTGGGATTGCAGATTTCGTCCAGCGTCAGGTTGGCGGTCACGATCAATGGCTTTTTGGACTTGTAGCGCTCGTCAATGACCATGTATACCGTTTCCAGCGCATAATCGCTGTTCCGTTCCGCGCCCAGATCGTCAATGACCAGCAGAGGATAATAGCGCATCTGGTCAATGATGTCCTGCTTGTCATATCCGGCGCTCAGAATGCGCGGAAAGCTTGTAATCATGGCCGGAATCCCACGGTCAATCAACTGGTTTGCAATGCAGGCAGCTGCGAAGGTCTTTCCGTTGCCAGTATTGCCCCACAGCAGCAAGCCGCTGTTGCTCTTCGCCATTTCGTCCCATCGGTCTGCGTATCGCCTGCACTTGGCAAGCTCGTTTGTCATGGTGGCCCCGTCAAACCGGCAACCAGCAAGGCTCTTATCACGGATGCCGTCCGCACGAAGCGTTTCAATGCGCAGGCGCAGTTCCTGATCCTGCCGCGCTTTTTTCTCCGCCTCGTACTTTCTGGCGGCGCAGGCGCACTGGCACTTGACGATCCGCACCTTCCCAGCAATGTCGATACGGCATTGCTTCTGCGTGTCGCAATGACCGCAATACAGCAGACCGTCCTTCTCGTAGTCCAGAACATCGCAGTCCTGCGCAACGTTCTGCGTAATGCTGTCGATGATGAAATCTGCGTTCATAGGCTGTCCTCCGTACTGCCGTAGTCATAGGTAAACGGCTTATTTTGCTGTGCTTTTCCGCCGCGATCCTGCTCTCTGGCAAGCCACGAAGTGATAAACCTCTTAATTCCGCCGCGCGTCTTGCGCTTCGCCGGATTGGAATCACACCAGCCTACCATGTTCCGAAGTTGCTGCCGCACGTTAACGTTGGGATACAGCTTTTCCCATTGAACCGCATCCGTCTCCTGAACGACATATGTCGTTCCGTCATTGAGAATAAGCTCGGCAACTGGCGGCGTGGATGCCGCTTGCGGCTCCGCGCATATATCTTCTTTGCTCTTCTCTACTCTACTTTTCTCTGCTTTACTTTGTTTTTCAATGTCAGCATTTTTTGAAAAAATGTTGACATTTTCAGCTTGAATGTTGACATTGGGGCAAATTTGGGCGACATTAACTAGAAGGATGTTGTAATCGACGCTGAGAACTTTACGGCGGCTGACTGCCTCGAAGTACCTTTTTTGCACCCCCTTTGAGGTCAGCACATGGTACTTGTCATATTTCTCTTTGTCGAACATCCCTCGTCTGATAGAAGCCTCTATTATTTCGGAAACGACGCTCCCACCCAACCCGACCTTGCGAGCAAACAAAAGCGCAACCTCCTCTGTCCATTCAATGTAGTAACCCGCCTTGCCGTAAATCTCTTGCAGCAAGTGAACGACTACACCAAATCCTGTCAAGCCAAATTCTGCCTCTATCAGTTCAAACTTTGCATCCAACGCGACATCAAGCGGAAAGTAGTCGATCCCGCTCTTTGCCATGACCTACCTCAGAACGGCAAAGAATCGTCCATGTCGTCCTCGACCTCGTCGAAGTCCTCCGCGTCAACGTTGACCGGGGCTTTCGCCGCCTGATAGCTGCCGGGAGCGTTGTCACTGCGGCTGTCGCCAAAGTACACGTTGTCAGCAATGACCTCTGCATTGCGGCGCTTGTTGCCGTCCTTGTCCTGCCAGTCCCGGATCTGGAGTCGCCCTTCCACCACGGCCATGCGGCCCTTGGTGAAGTATTTGCTGACGAACTCCGCCGTCTGCCTCCATACAACGCAATCAATAAAGTCGGTTTTCTTCGTGCCATCGGCGTTCTTAAAATCGCAATCAACGGCCAGCGTAAATGACGTGACCGCCGTGCCGCTGTTTGTCCGCCGAAGCTCCGGATCGCGGGTCAAACGTCCCATAACGAAAATCTTGTTCAGCATTTCTTATCCTCCAGTCTGTACTCGGCGAAGCTCACGCTCTCGCCGTATCGGTTCTTGTTTGTCACTGTCCGCTTGCTGATGGCATGCCCTGCGTGGCGTAAGTCCCAGATTCTCGCGCCCAGCCGGTAGCAGCCAAACTCACGGGCGGCGTCCAGTTGCGTGATGGGGCCTACCGTTTCCATGTATTCTAGGATTCTGTCGCACTGTGTCATAAGCCCTCCTATAAGTACGATTTCCCGAACTCGCGCCGGAAATCATCCTCTGTCCAGCCCCGTTCTTGCATGGCCTTGAGCTGCCCATAGCGGCGCAGGCGACGCATTTGGTCCCCGTTTCGGTGTACTGCGTCCCTGCCGGTCCGGTGGCATCGGTTGCCGCAGAGATAGACTGCAAGGCCGTATTTCTCGCTTTTCTTGCGGTACGCAGCACCAAATATGTGATGGTGCTCCAATGGGTCTGACGGGTCATTTCTGCCGCAAAGGAAGCATTTTCTTTCTTCCATTATTCTCTCCCCTCCGTTCAGTCTGAGACGTATTCCGGGCAGCGAAAAATGGCAAAGGATTTCATTTCGTCGTGCCGTCCCTGATGCTTTACCGTTGGAACGGCATCCCATCCCTTCACAGGCTCCGGGTTCTTTTTTGACCAACTGCACCTGCCCGCGTATTTTTTGCATGACCAGCACGGCTGATTGACAGCCGGAGGGCCTCCCATTCGCCTTGCCTTTCTGCACCCGCAATCCCTTGCGTATTTCAAGTTCTTCGCGTATATAATCCGCGTGCCCCCGCATTTGCATCTGCAAAGCCAGCGTATTCCTTCGTTGGAACCTCCCGAACCAAGATCCTTTTCAACGGTGAGCATCCCGTATTTCTCCCCCGTGTGGTCTCGGTGGCGTTGCTTTCTTGAAGTCATTTCGCCGTACCCCATTCCCGATCAAGCTGTGAATCCATCAGCCGGATTTGCAGTTTCATGGAGTTAATGGCCTCCATCGCGGATTTGTAAAGCACCTCGGCGCAATCACGGCTAAACCGAAGCTGAGCAATCTCTGACTTTCCCTTGCAAATGTCAGAAATAATCGTCACCGGCATACCGTTGTCCCGCTCTGTAAGCATCTGCTTGGCAAGCGCCACGCGGTAGTCTCGTTCGGCCTCCGCGTATTTCTGCCCGCGCCGCTTCATCTCCGAAATGGCAACGTCCAGCATCCGGCTCTTGTCCATGATCTCAGTGACCAGATCAGCCATTGGCGGTCTCCATCGCCGCCCGTGCGGCCTTCATGCAATCCCAGCAAAGGCGGCGACCGTAAGCCTCAACGGCGTTCTGCGCGATGGTGTCGGCGGAGTACTCAGTACCCTTAAAGCGTTTTGCCGTGATCTTCTTGCCGCAGTCCTCGCAGGTAATGGCCTTTTTGGCTTCTTCGTCCAACTGTGCGGAGCTGATCTTGTCCGGGTCTTCTCCGGTGGGAATCGCAAACGTTCGCAGCCACATGTACTTAAATGCGTATGTCATTGCCTTGCCGCTGCCCTTGTCCTGCGTGTCCGCGCCGTCACCGCAGGACACCACTTCGATGTAATCTGCCGGGTCTTCGATGTTTACGATACGGTACTTCACGTCAACGTGGGTGATGTTTCCGATTCTGGTGGCGCTTTGCTCAACTGGAAATACCACCAGCTTATGCTTGAGCATGGCAGACCGCATGATAACCGTCACCTTTTCTTCGGACAACGCCTTGTAATTAGTCTGCCCAAATGAAACGTTATCGTCCTTTGCCAGATACTGCACATCCTGCATGACGGCAGCGATTTTCTCATAAATGTTCATCACTTCACCCCCACATTCATGCTTGTGGCCAGCTCCGCGCCGTCAATGGAAACGCCAGTTTTCAGAAGAACGGAAATGTCGCTCTTGGCTACGCTGGGTGCGCTGTACTGTACCATGCTGTCATGTCCGTTAGTCACACACCAGTGCACCAGTTCTTCCATGTTGGTGATCTCCACGCGCGTACTTTTTCGGAACGAAACCGCACACTTAGCGCTCTTGAACGGATTACCGTCCAGAGCCTTGTCCAGATACTCAAGGAGCCGCTCCCGCTTCTTCTCCAAAGACTGGCGGCGCTCCGCAAGCGCCTTTTCCTCTGTGCGGATGGCCTTTGCTTCTGCATCCAGATTCTTTGTCCAGCACGCCACACTCTCGATCTTCTTGTCGCGCTCCATCTGCAAGGATTCAAAAGCATCGAAATCCTTGATCTCTCCGGTTTCTTCGTCAACCAGCGTCTCAAGCGCGTGGTCGATTTCGTATAAGCTTAAACTCATGACTTCGCCTCCTGATAAAGTTTCTTCAAATCCGCCCAGCTGTTGCCGTCCAGCACATCATCCAGCCATGCCTCTTCCGTGTCGCCCAACTCCTGGGCGCCCATTTCAAACAGGTTGATAATGGCGATCTTGCGGCAGTCTGGGCAGAGAAAATGATTCTCGTACTTGCTGCCGACGTGTCCATCGTCCCATGTCACATGGGCGCGGCAGATGTCGCACTCGAACACCTCGTCATAATGGGTATCGCCGCAGCAGGGGCAGACATACGCCCCATCGTTCTTGTCCCAGAAATCCCGGTCATAGATGGGCTGCTCGAACTCCCGCCCCGTCTCATTGCATCGGAACATGTAATCCTCCTATCCGTTCAGCGTCTTTTGTTCCGCGAACTTATAGCACATGTGTGCCGCATAGCTGATGGACTTGATCAGATCCAGCTCTTTGTCGCCGCGAATCTGTGACCATGCGTAGACGATCTCCTCCTCGCCGAAGGAAACGCCAAACCGCAACTTGTCCGGATGAACGGACAGCGTCAGGTGGTAGCCAGTTGCCCCCCCCTGAACGACAGGTGTTTTCTCTTTTGGGAGAAACGCATCGTCCGGCAGATTCCACGTCTTGCGGACAAACTCAAGAACGGTATCGCTCATGGAACCGCGCGCAACGGCGTTATACCACACATTGCTGGTTCTGCCGATCTGCTTTGCAAGCTGTACCTGCGTTTCCGGCCTTGAATTCAGCCAATCACGCAGCGCCTGCGTGTCGATTTTTACTTGTGCCACATTTATCTCCTTTTCCCGTGGGCAAGCTTTGCACGTCTTGCCCGGTCTGTTGCTTTCTTGATCCCCGCGTATGCATCGTTCTGCGCCTGCTTGCACCTCTTGCGCACCTCATATCCGGCGTTGCGGGATTTCTCGTATTCCAGATACGGCTTGCAGGCGAAGAAGCACAGCGCCCGCCGGTCGGGACAATCCGGTGTACAGGGACACGGGATCGTCACATGGTGTTCCATCATCACGCTCATTTTCCCAATACCTCCAATAGCTTGTCCCGCTTTTTGAATCGCTCCAACGGAAGTGCACCGCTTTCAAGCCGCGCGATGGAGCTTTGGCCGCAGCCTACCGCCTCGCCAAGCCCTCGCTGTGACCAGCCCATCCGTGTGCGGGATTTCTTGATCCAGCGCTGGCCTTCGGCATATTTCTCCTTGTTTTCGGCGTAGCGCGATCGCTGTTTCCGGGCGATGAACGATGCATTGACGGCCCGGTACTCCCGCATATACTGCGTGATATGCTCCTTGTGTTCCTCGTAATAGGAACGTCCGGCACTCATCTCCGCCCCTCCAACCGGTCGATCAGGTGCATGAACTGCACGGCCACGGTCAGCGCTCCGATATAGATCATGATGTAAGCGATCATATGTACCTCCTATGCTCTCACCAGCTGGGAAAGTTCCTCGGCGCTGAACCGCAGCAGCCTGTCCAGATTCTTGATGTCCTCGCACGTCCATGAGCCGCTGGCGAATTTGGCGTTCAGCGTGGAAATGCGAAATCCGGTCTTTCGAGCCAGTTCGGATTGTGACTGGATGTCGCGCTGTGCGCATTTGGTGCGGATGATCTTCCGCATCGTCGTGGCGCGTGTCTCAACCGGGCTTTGCGCCCATGTACACTTTGACATTGTTCTTGCCTTTCTCCGTTGTCTGTGCTACAATAAAGCCGCACATGACATTGTGCCTTTCATTTCATTTGCCCTGTTCGGTCTGCTATGCCGGGCAGGGCGCTTTTTTATTTCACGCAGAAAACGCGTCCCTGCTCGTTGAACTCTCTTACAAGCTTTTCATAAGCGGCCCGCGCCTGATCTTCTGTTGCGTAATACCCAACCGGAAGATAGCCCTTGAGCAGCACCCACTTTTCTTTGCACTGGTACGTCTTGCCAAGCTCAGGCTGTTCTCCCACGCCAATGGCCTTCTCGGTTTCCGTGTCCTCCAGCACAATGCGCTTCTCAACTTTGACCGTATCAAAGTCATTGAGCGGGCAGCAGCTCATAAGAACCGGATTGTTAAGATAGTTCATTTTTCATTCTCCTTTCCGTTTTGCAATGACCGCATCTACAGCGGCCTCAAGGCGCTTACGCGCATCCGGCGGCTTGCGGTGGCCGTTCAGCAGCATACTCACATACGGACGCGTAACGCCAAGCTCGGCGGCTACCTCGTCATAAGTGATCTCGTGAACGTGCATCTTTCCCACAATCTTGCCAGTCCAGGATTCCAGCAAAATCACACCTCCTTAGTGTTAATTTGTTTGACTGCGGCGAAAAAGTTTGTTATAATGCCACTTGGCTTGATTTGTGGCATAGGTGTTTTTGGTGGAAACATCTCCCTGCCGCAATTCCCTACGCTTGTTGTTGCGGAGACTTCAGAGGGAAGTCAAGCCATTTTTCGGAAGATTCCCGGCTGTGATGCAACACAGGAGGGTTTTCTTTTCCGCCGCAGTCAAATTAGTGGTTGCAAAAGTTAACAAAGTATGCTATTATGGATTTGCGAGATACATATTAGCAATTTCGGACACGAGCATTTCTGCTGGGGTCTGGTTTTGTGTTAGCTTTTTCAACCGTAAACACAGTATACAGCTAGAAAAGTTAGAAGTCAATAACTGTTGTTAACTTTTCTAGCTTTCTGCGTTTTGCACAAAAGGATGATCTAAAAATGAGCGTTTTTTACGATAATTATGTCAGGCTGTGCGCATTGAACAATTTGAGCGAATCTGGTGCCGCAAAAAAGGTTGGTCTTTCTAATGCCGCCGCAAACGGATGGAAAAATGGGAAAATGCCGTCCGCCATTACGCAAATCAAACTCGCAAATTTATTTGGCATTTCGCCAGGCGAGCTGATGGGCGCGCCTGCTATCTCGCCGCAGGGCGCAAAAAAAGCGCTCACCAAAACCAGTGAGCGCGAATTGGATATGTCCTTAATCAAGCGTCTTGTTCAGTTGACGCCGGACGAGATGGAGAAGGTCGACGCATTTGTTCAAGGCCTATTAGCATCTCGTCAAGGATAAGCTTTTCTTCGTGAGTGAGCTGCGATATGTATATTGCTGCTTGCTGTTCCGTCATGCTTCTGATCCTCCATCCAAATTCCTGCGTTAGAATAAGTGTTTCATTTATGTGCTTATTTAACACAACCTTATCTGTTTTGCAGCCGCTAGATGTGGTATAATTTTTGTGAGAGACCACTACCATAAAGGGAGGCGTTCCGCCCATGTCCCATCATTATAACTGGCCTGTGTAAGCCCTCCGCCGTCTCCGCAACAACGGCGGAGGGCTTTTCCCAACGGGCACCCACCATGCCCGCTGTGCAAAAACAGGGTAGCAAAAACAACTTGGGTAGGTCAATTCCGAAGATGGGTATTTGACAAAACTAGACATACCGACATTCGGGTATCTCCTACCCTACAATGGGAAGAGGAGCAGAAAATGAGCAAGTCTTTACAGGATATATGCAGAGAGGCCAGAGACCGACAGGGTATGACCAATCAGGACGTTGCAGACAATTCCAACGTGCCGCTTTCCAGTGTGCAAAACTTTTTTGCATCTACATCTAAAACGCCAACTGTAAATAACTCCGGCAACATATGCCGTGCTTGTGGTGTTTCACTGGACAAGTATTTTGGCATCACGCCGGATGTTCTGCCGGAAGAGCAAATAGAACAAATGGAACGCGATCACAAAGCGGAGCTGGTAACGGCAAATCTGGAAGGACGGATAGAACAGCTTTCCAAGACCGAGAAGCGTATGCGAATATCGCTTTACAGTATCTCCGTCCTTGCTGTGGTTTTGCTAATGACGTTAATCGGCTATGTGGTGTTTGACTATCAGTTGCCCAACGTCGGTATTATTCAGGGTAAACAGGCTATCACTTTGGCATGGATCGTCATTGTCCTGCTGGCCGTCGGCGTTGGCGTGATCGCGTCGGCGTTTTTGAACGCCCTGCGATATGCGAAGAAGATTACAGAGGAAAAGGGGAGAGGGGAATGAAGATCCCAAAGGCTGTCAAACTGAAATCCGGCAACTGGAACATCAATATGATGATTGAAGGTCAGCGGATATCTGTCACAGCCCCTACCAAAAAAGATGTGGAAAAGAAAGCTGCCGCCATTAAGGGCGGCGCAAAGGTGGAGCCGAAAACGAGCTTGACTGTTGGGGCGGCTATCGACAAATACATCGAAAGCAAGGATTCTGTTCTTTCCCCGTCCACAGTAGCCGGATACCGGAGAATAAGGGAAAACGCACTGCAAGACCTTATGGGCAAACCTGTGGACAAACTGTCGGCGCAGGATGTTCAGCGGTCTATCAATATTATGGCGCGGGATAAATCTCCTAAAACAGTCAGAAACGCCCACGGTCTTCTGAGCGCCGCAATGGCGGTTTTCAGGCCAGACTTAGTGCTTAGAACGACCCTGCCGCAGAAGCAGCGCTATGACATCGCCATACCGTCAGACGAAGATGTAGCTGCCATTATGCAGACAGCAAAGGGTGAACCGGCAGAGCTGCCGATCCTGCTGGCCATTTGGCTTGGCCTGCGTATGTCAGAAATATTGGGTCTGAAATGGTCGGATATAGCCGGGAACGTTTTGCACATCCGCCGCGCTCTGGTGGACGATGGCGAGAAAACGACAAAAACGTATTCCTCGCAGCGCGATCTCTTGATTCCAGACTACATTGCGGAATTGATGTCCCGCACCCCTCACGACGGGGAACACATCGTGAACTATACTCGCCGTGGCCTTTACGTCCGTTTTCAGACTATTTGCCGCCGCGCCGGTGTCCAGCACTACCGATTCCACGACCTTCGCCACATCAACGCATCCGTCATGCTGGCGTTGAACGTGCCAAACAAATACTCTCAGGAACGTATGGGACATGCGACAGACAACATGCTCAAGACGGTTTACCAGCACACAATGGAGGCACAAAAAATCGCCGTAGCGGAAAAGGTGGACAATTACTTTAACGAAAAATTACAGATGAAATTACAGATGAAAAATCAAAAACATTGTAATACCAACGTTTTTTAACGATTTTATACGGGGTTCGAATCCCCGACGGGGCACCAAATCAAGAAACCGAGGAATCACAACGGTTCCTCGGTTTTTCTTTTATTCATGCGGGTTTGCTGGCACTCGCTATTCTGTAACTCATAACGCTATTTTGGTAGTTGTCTGTAATTTTCGGTTAAAAATTACAGATGAAATTACAGATGAATTGCAATCGGCAGAGGAGTGCTACACGCCCCGGTACATCCCCTGCAAGGTCTTGACCTCCGCCGCCTTGTCGATCTGCTTCTGGTGCAGATAGTCATAGACGGCTTTCATGCCCTCGGGCGGCTCGCCCTTCTCCTGCCGGTACTTCTCGATCAGCTTCGCCACCTCGGTATGCAGCATGGTCATGTGCTGCATCTCGGCGGCGGAGAGGTCAAAGAACACCTTCGACAGGTTGGGGTTGGTGTCTTTGTACTCCAGCGCGCACTTGGCGTATTTGTGTGCGTCGCCGATCTCTTCATCGACCATTTCGGACAGCTTCTGGATCAACTTCATGGCGCACCTCACAGTTTCTCGACCGTGACGGCAAGATTCTCCACCACGGCCTCGGTGCCGCCCAGAATCAGGGACAGGATGCTGCTTTCGCAGCCGCAGGCGTTGCGGATCAGCGCCGTGATGGCAAGATTCAGTGCATCATTGACAGCGGCAGCAGTCTCTGTCGCGGTCGCGCCGATGATCTCCACGCCGTCCTTCTGGACAGTCAGAGAGACGGCTCCTGCGGCGGTGGGCGCTACGGTGGCGCTGACGTTGACCAGATAGTAGCCCTGTCCGCACAGAGTGATGGTGTTACCGTCCTGCTTGATGTTGCAGCCGAACCGGCGCGTGGTCACGCCGACCGGCACAACGCCGCCCACGGCGATGGTGGGCTTGCTGGTGTTGGTGGTATAGATTGCAGATTTGCTCATGATAATTTCCTCCTCAAAATAATACGGGGCAGCTATTGCCGCCCCGCTTGCCTCGCCTGAAAGGGCGTACTGGTTGTTGCAAATTTTGCAACAACTCACACGTTGCCGCAGCCACAGCCGTTGCCGCAGAAGGGGGACATACCCGCGTTGTAGGTGTAGCCGTTGGGATAACGCACCACTCCATACATGCGGTTGTCCATCTCCAGACTGGCGATGCGGGCGGACTGCTCCGCGATCCGCTGCTCCAGCTGGGACTTCTCCAGCGCGGCGAATTTGGCCTCGATGTTGGCGTTCACGCCGTCGATGGCCCGCTGCGTGTTGCAGCAGCACTCCGCCAGCTGTGCCTGGATGCCGTTGCCGGTCTGCATGATGGTCATGTTGGTGCCGCTCTGTGCCAGCGCCATCTCCTTGCCCAGCTGGCCAATGTTGCCCTGCATCTCGTAGCCGAGGTTACAGATGCCGTTGCCAATATTGGTCAAGCGGTCGTTGATCTGGCCGAACTGCTGGCCGAAAAGGATCTCCTGCTGGCTGGCTGCCGTGGCGTACTGGCCAAACTCTCCCTGCCGGTTCCAGCCGTTGTTGCCGAAGCCGAACATGAAGAGAAACAGTACGACGATCAGAAACCAACCGGAACCCCAGCCGTCATTGTCCGTGCCGCGAGTGACGGCGGCGATATCGGACAGGCTCATATTCTCGCCCATGTGTGTTGCTCCTTCCATCAAAAATTATATGATAATCCGTGTCGACCCGGTTTATCTCAAGAATTGCGCAAACATCTTTGCTTGTTCTTGCAAGCTTGCAAACTGCTCTTTGCTCATTTGCCCGGAGGAAAGCAAACGGTTGATCTCCGCCTCCGCTTTCTGCGGCGTCATGCCCGCCGCGAACTTGCGGAACTCCGCCACCATCGCCAGCGGATTATTCGGCCTTGCTCTGCCGCTTAACATCTGCATCATCGGGTTTGCCACTGAGCATCTCCTCCAATCTTTTCACACGGCTTTCCAGGCTGTTGACATCCACCACCGGCGCGGGCTGGTAAGGGGCCACCGAGTACGGCGTCACCGTGGCATACCCCGCACCGTCCGTTGTCTTGAGCCAAACAATAGGGTCATGCTCGTCCATCAGCAGGATGGAGCTGTTGGGAGCCATTCTGAAGGCCTCTGCGCCGCCCTTGCCGTTCACGCGGGTAACTTGCCCCATGAACGCCTGCGGGCCTCCTGCGGCGCTCTGAGGGCCGCCAGAAGGGTATCCGTAAGGGCTGCCGTAATCCATCGGCTGATAGGGATTGAAATATGCCATGTCCGCACCTCCTTGTTAACTAAATTGTAAAACAAAAAAGACCAAACAAATGGCCGATAAATGGTCATTGTTTGGTCTTTTGACTATAAATTCTTTATATGGTCTGCAATTTTCCCGTAAGCGCGCCGCCGTCGCCGGTTGATGAACTCCGGCGTGACGAATTGCTGGGCGCACAACTGCGCGTAGCTTTTGCCTTTTACGTCACACTCGATCAGGAAAAATTCTTCGTCGCTTGGCAATCCCATCCCGGCGATGAACTTCACCGCCCGCTGGGGCGCCATAGACTGTAGCTTTGCCCGGATATCACGATGTATCGGATTCATGCTGATTCCTACGCCGTGAGCTTGCGGAGCTTTTTCACGGAGACGGAGGGCGGCGGATCGTAGCCTCACGCCTCGCTCAGAGGTACCTTACACCTTCACGATGAACGCCCCGGGGAACTTGGCCCGCACGGCATCAAGGAAAATGTCGGCGTTAGTCTTGCTCTCAAACGCGCCCACCTGCACCCGGTAGATCGTGCCCGAATCGGGCACCGGCTCCGGATCAAGGTCGATCTGCTTGTCCGGCGCGATATAGGGGATGCCGAAGAACTCGCACACCGCCTGACAGGTCTGCTCCGCGATGGCCTCCATGTTGTCGATGAGCCACTGAGCCTCCTCCGGATTGTCGTGGAAACCAAACTCCGGCAGCACGGCGGGCATGGTGGGTGCCCGCAGCTCGTAAAGGCGCGTGTCCTCGATCAGCCGCTCGGAGGTGCCCGGCGACATGGGCGCGATGCGGTCCTGAATCAGTTTGCCAATCTTGCGGCTCTTGTCGCTGGGGTAGCAATGCACCCGCGTACCGGCTACCTTGCCGTTGAAGCCGTTGGTGTGCAGCGCAATATGCAGGTCGGCAGGCCAGTTGTTGGAATCGCGGACGCGGTCGTACATGCCGCCATACTGAGCGTTGATGACTTCGCAGCCGCAGCGCTTCAGGGCCCGCTCCAGATAGTCGGCGCACCGGCCCATCTGCTCCTTCTCGTTGGTGGTCTTGCCGTTCCACAGGGCCTCGCTGGCGTAGACGTTGCTTGCCCGATCTTCCGGGCTAAGAAAAATGTTAGGCATTCTCGTCACCCTTCCCCAGCTGCTTGCCGATCTGATTGACGCCGGTGGCGGTCAGGCCGGACATGATGCCCACAGCGGTGGCGGTGAAGTAGTCCTGTGCGGGGAATTCCGGCATGCCGAACAGCAGCGCCAGCGCGCCGATGACGCCGCCGCACACGCCGCAGATGATGGGAATCCACTTGTCCTGAAGCGGGCTTGCCTTCACGATCATGCCGATCAGATAGCAGATCACGATGATGGCGGCCACGGTGGCCACGCCGATGGTGTTGATAGTCTCGTTCATGTTCTTGTCCTTCCCGGGCGTTTGCCCTGTCCGTTATTTTCGGATCGGCAGCCTGCGCACTTCTTCCATCACGCGCTTGGCGCTGCCGTTTCCACCCATTTTTTCATACGGCGCGTACAGATAATCGTTGAGGTTTTCGTACTCGTCCTGCGTGATCTCGCCCCGCTGGACGTAGGTCATGCCCAGATGGATGATCCGGTCATGGGCCAGCCCCACCAGCATTTTCCGCTCCGCGTCGTTTTTGTCGCTGCGTCTGGCTACCAGCGCCCACAGGCCGCCGCTGGTCAGCGCGGCTACCACGATAGCGCTGATGGCCGGAATAATGTACTGCCACATATCAGAACACTCCTTTCCGCCGCTTCCAGCCCGTATTTTTCGCAGATGGGGCAGATCATCCGCCCCTCCGGGACGATTGCCCCACAGCATACACAAGTGTTATCCATTGCCGCACCTCCTCACAGTCCGAGCATAAACCGGCGCATCGCATGATAGTACAGGTTGTTTGTCCTCTCACTGGATATGTGAACCCCGTCCGGCATCATATCTGGTGTAATGCCCGACTCTGTCCACATATCCACATATGGCGCCGAATATGCATCACTGTCGAGGACAGCTTTTATCGCTGCTCTCGCACCCGCTACGTCGTGGCCTCCAACCCCATTCGACCACTCTGTCTGCGGCGGGAGCACGAACCCAAAAACCATCTGCGGATTGTAATTCGCTTGCAGTGCACGAAGCTTCTCTATGAAATATTTTGTCGCTCCGTATACGGTTCCCGTCTCCGTAGACGTATCATCGCTCGCTCCGATTGCGCTAGACAACGAGTTTGATCCGAACGCAACCGTAACATAGTCAGGGCAGTTAAAAGTTCCGGCTTCGATCTCCGCGATAAAGGAATTTAGCAGTGTGATACCGTTTACCGCCGCATATGTCCCGCTGTCGGAGTAGTAGATATTGCTGCCGCCTTTTGCTCGATTGTCTAGGGTTAGGCGCAGTTCTCGGCCAATGCGGGATGCAAACTTGTAGCCCACCCACCTGCGGGCGTCCCCTTCCGGGTAATGCATCCCGTTGTATTGCGTCCAGTCCGCTCCGCCCCACGCTTCTGTTAGCGAGTCTCCGAACAATGTCCACGTCTTGCCAGCGCTGGGCGGTGCCACAGAAATTTGCGCTCCGCCGTAATCATACAAATTCATTGCTGTCCTCCCGCGATAAAGGTGTTTCCACCCGTCCCGTCATGCAAAAACCTCTTTGAGACTTTGTCATACATACACGCCACGCCGTCGCCGTCAAGCACCGGGATTAAGTCCAGCTTTGCGTTGCCGTATGCGTCCACGACCTTGAAACTGTAGATTCGTTCTTTGCAAGCTACGCGGCCGTAGGGTGCCGTTCCGTTCGAACGAATCCACAAGAAAATTGGATTAGTTGGCTCCGCGAAATTGCCGACCTGGGGGTCAGAAATTGTCAGCAGGCTTTCTCCGGATTCATTATGGATCGTTGCAGTTCCAGGAGCTGTCTCTTTGAGGACATAGACAGTGTTATAGACCCAGTCGAAAGCGACGCCATCGTTAAGCTCGGCGTTGGAACCGCCGCCCCGTCGCGTGAAGCTAGTTCCTGTACCCGAATACGCCGCGCGAAGCCTGAGACCGTATGTCGCCTTACTGGAAGCGTACATACTGAAAACGTAGTCCCACGCCGTTGCAGTTGGCGCGAATTTAATTTCCACAAGGTCTTGAGTCGACGGCGAATACCCAGTGTTAATCCATGCCGTGCCGTCACCCTCCAGATACTCCAGCGGGGTGAAGCCAGCGGCAGCAGACACTGCTGCTATGACTACGGCTCCGCTGACGCTGGGAATCGTTATCCTTCCAGCAGAATAGACTGCGGCTGTAATATCTGTTCCAGCCATTGTAACTGAGACACTGGATATTTCCGTCCCGTCATCAGGCTCAAGCTCAACCTCCAGTGTTCCGCCCTCAATGACACTTGCGACAGGGTTTTTCGCTGTCACATCCGTAAGATTATATGTGACCGGATAGTAGACTGCTGTGCCGTTCCACAGTTTTTTCAATGAACTGACCGTCAAACTGACGTCTTCTGTGTAAGGCAGCGACTCAAAAAGCGTGAGCATCAGGTTTTTCTCGCTGGGGGAAAGCCCGTCGCTGCCGCCCGCGATCTCCACCGTCTTAGCCGCGCTACCGTCATAGGTCGTAGTAGTGCTGCCCACTTTGACCGTTAGCGCATTTGGGTTCGGCAGAGCAGTGGGGATGGTAGGGATATCACCCATCCTTGCCAGCCTCGTGTTGCTGGCCAGCACGCCATCACTGGTAACGGCGATAGTCAGCGACTGCGCAGGGAAATGCATTGTGTCGTCCAGCGCACCGGAGCCGGAAAATATCCATGTGTTTGCACTGGGCATTGGGACGAATAGCGGCAGCGTTGCGGTGAACTGCCACATCGCGCACCGGCATTCCACCACCTTCCCCGCCTCATACGCCGCCTTGATGTCGGCCATCGCCACCGGGCAGGTGTAGTCGGGGTAGTTGCCCTCAAGGTTGATGTAATAGACCTCTGCTGGCTCAGTATACAGTCCACCATTGCCATCCACACCAATGCTTTGGGTCATGGCGTCGGTCTTGGCAACAGGTTTTACGCCGCCCAGCTGTGTGGGGGATGCAATGGGGAGAGAGCCGCCGCCCTGCGCCTTGCCCGGCACGACGTTGCCGTCATCGCCGACGACCAATGCTTTGCCTGCATTGTCCACGCCTTGATTCTTGTCCAACTTTGCGTCCAGCGCCTTGATGGCCTGAGCGTAACCGTCGGGCATAGGGTCGCGTTCCTCGCCGCTGTCCGTGGTGGCTGAGCGCACCGCCAGCAGCCGCGCGGGGCGCGTGGTGTGGATATCGCCCGCAAACAGGCCCACATGCACCGGCCCCGATACAGGGATAGCCGGAAGCGTACAGCTGTCGCCCGTAAACAGAACCCGCTCATAGGTGCCGTTCTTGTAGTTGACCTGCATCGTCCTGTGCTCAAGTTGGGACCACTCCTCGTCAAGCTGCCACACCACAGTGTAATCGCTGTTGTCGCAGACTACATACTGCGGCCCGGACGCGACGATGGGCACCTTGTCCACGACCTTAATGACAATAGGCTCAATCATAGCGCCCTCCTTACTGACGGCCCAGAATCACCGTCACGCTGTACTCCTTGCTGCGGCTATTGTAGGCCGCGGAAGCGTCCAGCACCGCGTTATAGCTGCCCTGCATGGGTACCGGGAAATCGCTTTCCACGATCTCTACCGTGGTAAACGGCTGCTTGACGGTGCTCAAGTCGGGCACGGTGGTGTCCTCAGCGGTCAGCACCTTGCTCATGCTGGCGTTCAGCGTGCCACGGTTCAGGTTCTCGCCGAAAAAGTCCACGTTGATCGCCCGCTGCGTCTCCAGATTCCGGTCAAATACGATCTGCATAATTACCCTCCTTATTTGTCGATCCAATTGATAGAGCTGATGACCCACAGTTTGTCGTAGTCGATCAAGCTCACCGTCTCGTGCCAGTTGTCCAGCACCAGAAGAAATCTCGCCTTTTTGTACTCCTCCGCGCCGATGATCGTCACGCTGTGGTCTTTGTAGTAGCCCCTGCCGTCCTTCCACAGGTTGAGGACGATGGGAATATTCCGGCTCACGATGTCCTTGACCGTGTGCCACGTCCAGCCCACGCCCTTGCCGTAGGCGCTCTTTACCTTGCCGGGCACATCCCACCGCCGCATGAACTCCCGCATGATGGCCTTGACGGCCAGCGGATTGGTGCCCCATTTGTCGCCGTTGTAGCCGTATTTTTCGGCGATTTTCTCGATGTCGCTGTAATATTGCTCTCCGAAGATGCAGGCCAAAGAGGTCAGCGTGCAGTCCAGCCGCTTGCCGTAGTTCTTTTGCAGCAGCCCGTCCAGCGGGATCAGCTTGCGGTAGACCTGTTTCCCCCGCTTTGGGTACTCCAGCTCAAGCCATGAGTAGTCCAATCTGTGTGCCATACCCGGCCTCCTAACTGTTGTTGTAGTGGTTGATGGCGGCGTTCAGCGCGGATTTTAAACTTCCGCTCCCCTCAAACAGCGCCGCCTTGACTTCATCGCCCTTTTCTTGGGCGCTGGGAAGCGGTCCGTATCCCGTACGGTTGCTGATGGCCGACCGCGCCGCGTTGAACGTAGCGGCGTAAATGGTCGCGCCAGAGCTGACACCCGTATAGGGAGCGCTGCCGCCCTCGGCCTCCGCCAATTCCTTGATTTTCGCCAGCAGATTATTCCAGCGCCCCGCAGTCAGATTGCTGATGGGTTGCCCCTTCTTGATGTTGGCCGCATCCCATGTGGAATTGCTCCAGTAGAACAGGCCAATATTGCTCTTTGAGGCCACGATCTCCGCGTAGAAGCGGCTGGTGCTGTAAGTATAGGACGGCTCATCCGTGTCGCGCTCCAGCGTTGACGTCGGCGTTGTGGCCGTGGAATTGGCGTAAAACCGGAAGATATACGGCCTAGAGTAGCCCGTCGCCTTTGCGATGCCCTTGACCGTGATAGTGGAATCGAAATTGACGGAGATGGCGTGGTACACCTTGTCCCGTACGTCCGATCTCAGCACGCCGTCCACATAGACCGACGCGCTGTTTATGCCTGCGCCAAGCTTGATATAGCAGGTGTACTCTGTTTTTTTCCACACGGCGTAGACCGTAACGCTCTTGGGGCTGCTGGAGCTGGTGGCATTGGTGACGAAGCTTACCGTGCCGTCGTACGTTGTAGTGGCTCCCGCGCTGCTGCCCCACCCAACGAAGGTATAGCCGCCCCGTATAGGCGTGGGGAAGTTGGACACGTCATAATTGACAGCGCCGCCGCTGCCCCGTGTAGACAGCACCGAGGATGCCCACGCTGTCGTGCCGTCGGCAAACTGACCACCGTTGGCATCTGCGTGCATCTGGTAGTAATAGGTCGGCGCGTAAGTGGCCGTCAGCGTCACCGTCCGCGTGCCGGGGCTGCTGGGTGCCGAGATGTAGTGGTCGTTATAGACGCCGTTGGCGTTGATCACCGTCCACGCCGATCCGCTGGATGGCGTGGCAATAACCGGGTAAGTGTATCCGTCCTCGTATCTAGCAATGTTGATATACAGTCGTCCTCCAGCGCCCACATCCACCGTGAAGTCGGTGCTGGCCACGTTGCTGGACGCAGAAGCGTTGACGCCAAAGCCCACCAGCTTAATGCCGCTACCCAGAACCACCTTGACCTTATAGCTGGTAGTGCCAGCCGTGGCGGGGCCAACGCGGACGTACTTTGTCCCCGTCCCCACATTGAACGTCACTGTGCCGGATTGCAAATAGTCTACCTGCGTCCAGCTGGAGCCGTCCGAAGAAGTGTAGACATAGACTGGGAACGTGTAGCCGCTCTCGCACTCCGTCTCGCTGGCACGGATGGTAACGGTGGAATTGTCCTTGACGTAGCTCAGCGTCCACGACGTGGTGATCGTCGCGCCGTTGGGATAGGGGTCTGTAGCCGTGCTGTAGCTGGCGTGCACCACATACTGGCTAACGCCGGTGCCCAGTCTGCAATATAGTGTTGCCATAGCTTATCACCCGAACACGGCAGCGCCACCGCCGGACAGAATTTCCGCCCACGTTTTGGACGTTCCTCCGGCAGACACGCCGCCGCCGGAAATGGCGACCGCGCCCTCTGTTGCTCCGCTGGTGGCGAAAGTGAAACGCAACGTTCCACGATACATCTGGATGTCGTCAAAGTAGCCGTTGGCAACATACAGGTTAGACAGTTTATTGCCTGCATCCGAAATGGCTCCATATGGTACATACCCGCCCACGCTGCCGCCCACGATCTTCGACGCATACAGGCTTTCAATCTGCGCGTTTCGGATCGTCGCGTTCTCAATGTCGATGTACTGCGCGCTCAGCGTACCCGTGATGTTGGCTGTGCTCAAATTGATGGACGTTGCCACGATCTCGCCGTCCACGTTCAGGGCATTAACGTGCAAGTCTACCTTGTCGGACGAAATTTCCACGCCGTCCTTCTTGATGACGAAGGTGGAGCCGGTGGAATCGCTGGACACCTCCAGCGAGATTTTGTCCACCGTCTGATCAATCAGGCTTTGGGCCTGATTTCCATCGAGCTTGCCGCTGATCTGCGTCCGCAGTTCGCTGGCCGTCACCTCCAGCGTGGCCACATTGCCCTTTACGTCGCCGATCTCGCTGTGGATGCCCTCGATATCTACTTTCAGTTTGTGATAGGCTCGGTACGCGGCAAACTCCCGCCGTTTGCTCTGCGGCGCTGGCTTCCGCCCCGTCCCGCCGGTGCACTCGTAAGTAGCTCTGGCCCAGCCGCCGCCCCACTTCAATGCCATTCGGAAGATGGGCAGCGTTCGCGTAGTGCCGTCGCCGCCTACCACCTGAATGATGTCGCCCGGCTCAATAGACCAGTCGCACACCGCGTCTACCGAGTTGGGCGTGTAGGCCGGGAACGCGATCAGCTTCTTATACAGGTCTTGCGCTTTTCCTCTGATCTCCGCCTCCGTGGAGCCGTAATACAGGGGATTGTCCAGCACCTGATACTCGTTGCCCGTTCCGTTTTCCGGCAGCATAACGCCCAAGTCGGTATTGGCTACCTGCACATGCAGCGCCTGAACGGCGGGGGTCTCATACTCCGCAGGGGAATCCCCGAAATGTTGGTTCTGCGTCAGCTTCACGTTTTGAGAAGCAAACCACACCAGTTCCAGCTTGTCGTCCCGGCTCATCCGCGCATAGGCGCACGCCGTCTCTGCGATCCAACCCAATACATCCTTGCCCACAAGGCCGTTTCCGGCCATTGGCGCCGATGCAATAGGCTCTGTGCTGCCGGGGAAGGTGGTGGTATTCAGCGTCACGCCGACGTAAGTACACAGGCTTGCAAGCAGCTGTCCCCGTGTCAGCGGCCATGTGAGACCGGCCCACCAGTCATCCACGTCCACGTTGAACTTCTGCATCCCGTCCAGCGCTTCGCAGGAAATATTTGCTACCCGCCGCTGTTCCGGTGTCGAGAAGTAGAACGTTCCCAGCGGAACATACTCGTACTTGTTTACCGCGTCGGCGAACTCATACGCCATGTTCCCCTGATAGCTAATGCCTTTTCCCGACCATTTCCCCAGCTTATACGCCAAAAAATCGTTGTCCACGGCCTTTGCTATCAGGGTCGTGCCGTCAATGGTAGCTGCCCACAGGTTCGTTCCGTCGCCCGCGTATAACATGTTGTTGACGATAACAAGACATGAGGGGGCAAATGTGGGCTGGTCACCCGTCACGCCGCTCAGATACGGCGCTGTGGCATTTGCCGTGATGGTCACCGCACTTTCCGTGCCGTAGCCGTACACCACGCCTAATTCGCTGCCAGACCATGTGTCCGTGCCGATCAAAGCGCCCAAAGACACCTTGCACTTGCCGAAAGTAAACCCATTCAGCAAACCGTGCTTGTTCAGGATCGTGGTTTTCAGTTCAGCAGAAACGCACTTGCCCACCGTCACATCGGTTTCTTCGTTCAGGGGATAGGTAACTTCGATGTCCTTGACATCGTTGAACTTGGTGAAAAACGTACCGTCCTCAAACTGCATCAAGATGTCGGTTTTCACATGGTCGTCCATTGCCTTTGTGTGAAATGTGTTGCTGGCCTGATACATTCTCCACCTTCTTTCCTCAGTTCTCAATCAGCGCGATACGGATCGGCATATACGTCAATTCGTTTCCGCTTACGCTGTAAATGCTGAAATGGGTATCCGGCACATAGAATGTCCCGATCTGGTACGTCTGGGTGTCCGGGCAGAAGAACTCCACCGTAGCCTCACGCTTTAGATTGCTCTTGCTGTTAATGCCCAAAATAGACACCAACTGCGCCACATCATCGCCTTTGAGGTACGGCGTATTAAACTCGATCTTTGACGGCGTGTGTTCGCACGTCGAACGGATCAATACGCCGCCTGCGCTTCTGTCCGCGCTTTCCTCAATGCGCTGGTTGGGAATCGCGTCGTAAGTAGAAAGCTTGATAAACTTCGTGGGGAACACCGTCCCGTTGACCTTCAAAAGATATCCCGCAAATCCGCTCACGCGCTCACCCCCTTACCAGTTCGTAAGCTTCTACGCTTTGGCTCACCCACCGTCCCGCAGAGGATGATGGTTTGCCCAGCGTGAATTCCTTCTTGGCCGTTGTCCGTGCGCTCTGGTCGATAGACCGGACGTATTCAATCAGGCCGGTTTCCGCCAGCGCGTCGAATACCGCCTGCGCGATACCGTCCGTGATCTGGTCATTGTTGGCAACGGCGGTTCTTCGTCCGATGCCGCCCACCATCTCCGCACCTGCCTCCCGTGCGATAAACAGCTGCCCTTCGTCCACAAACCCGCCGTCTGCCAGATGGGGAACGGGGATTTCCGAAATATTGATTCCGAAATGACGACCACCGATGACAGGAACCCAATCAGGCAGCGTGAAGCTGATCCGATTCAGTGCGCGAATAATGGTGTTGACCACGCTGGCAAACAGCCCAGCGATTGCCGTTCCGATGCCTTTCACAACTTGAAGCATACCTTGCCAGGCTTGCTTCCAGTTCAGCGTAAGCACGCCGTTGACAATGCTCAGGATGCCGTTGATCACGTCGGTAACTGCCGCAAACATGGTTTTTAAAACGTCTTTGATGAAATCCAGAGTCCCCTTGACCAGCTGCTTGATTTCGTAAATCAGCCCGGACACAGCGCCGTTTTTAAACCCGGCAAATACACCCTCAAGCCATGTGAAAAGCCCATCAACGGCGTTTTTCGCAAGATCGACAGCCCCGACAAGCAGGTTTTGTGAACCCGTCATAAACTGCTCAATGGAATTCAGGAGGCCGCCAAAGTCAAGGTTTGCAAACGCAGAAATAATGCCGAACATGCCTGCGATCATGTCACCCACATTCCCGATGGCAGCAATCGCGTCTTTCAGCGCATTAAGCACCACGGTGCCAAGCGGCATAAATACGTTGTCCATTGCCCACGTCCAAATCGGCATGATGCTTTGCAGTGCACTTCCCAAACCCGAAATCGCCTTTGCCAGCGCGTCAACAAGAACCGGAGCCAATTCATTGATTGTCCATAGCATCAGCGGCTCCAAAACTGTGCCGTACACCTTGCCTAACGTATCCAGGACAGCGCCGCCGAATTGCTTCAAACCTTCCCACAAACGGCCAAAGCTTTCTTCCAGTTTTTTTGTGTCAATTTTGTCGAAGGTTTTCTTGATCCGGTTTATTCCGCTGATTACCAAATCAACAAACGGCTGGAATTTCTTTTTCCATGCGTCGATATTCTCGCTCACAGCCCCTTCAAGAAAGTCATACCCCGGCAGATCGATCCCAAGATCGCTGCCGCCAAGATTGCCTAACCCTCCCGCAGAGGAAGCGTCCGCCGTTTGGGGCATTACGTTCAGTTCGTCAAATCCCGCTAAGTACTGTTTCAGTTTCTTGGCAGAATCCGTGGCGTCGCTCAGGTTGTCGGCAATCTCGCCGGAACCCGTGGCCGCATTAGAAAACCCGTTTTTCCACACAGGCTCCTGCAATGTTACGCCAAACAGCTTGGCGATAGCCGCGATGATCTCCCGCAGTGCTTTGGCGAATGCAATCAGCACGGGGAGCACCTTTGTCAAAATGGGGATAAACAGATTGCCGATGGAGCGTGCCACCTGCTCCAACTGCGCCTTGAGTACTCGCAGCATGTTGGTGGGGTTTTCCAACGTCCGTGCCATATCGCCCTGCACCTGCGTCACCTGCGTCATCATGGCGTAATACCGTAGCTGTGCTTTCTCCGCTTGCGTCATGGCGGAAACGCTTTTCGTAATGCCAAGATTCAAGGCTTCCTGCTGCAATCTCGCTACGGACAGGTCGTAACCCAACCGACGCAGAGGCTCCAGCTCACCCGCGATGCCGGACTGCACCTTCTGCATGGCATCCGAGAAATTGATGTTGTAGAACGACGCGATGTCATAGCCTAACTGCGTCAAATTTTTGGACATGAACGCCGCCTTATCCGCCGCCACGCCAAAGCCGGAAATAATAGTGTTGAATACACCCTGATTCCGCATCCATTCCGCCGGATCAATGCCCATCACCTCGGAGACCTGCTGCGCATACCGATAAGCTTCTTCCGCGTATTCGCCCATTGACACGGTAAACAGGTTTATGTCCTCCTGATATTCGCCCGCCTTTGTGATGGCATAACCCAAAAAGCTTGCCACCTTTCGGAATGCATACAGCAGCGTGGCGAATTTTAAGCCCTTGATGGCAAGGCCGAACCCGTTGGTCTGCGTCGTGGCCTTTTTCATGGCGTTGTTGTACTGGTCCGAAGAAGAAATGACCTTCTGGATACGCGACGGAAAAGACGAAAAACCTGTAGAAACTTTCTGCATCTCGTCCGCAAACGGCTTCATGGCCTCCGAAAGCTTTTTTATCTGTTCGGCAAACTTGCCGATGTCCGTCTTGTCCAGCTCTGCCATGACTTCCGGCAGCTTTTTTAGCTGGTTGATAAAGCTGCCCATCTGAGACTTGCCAAGCTCAGACAGAGGCCGTAAGCCGTTGGCAAGCGCTTCCAGTTTGCTTCCGCTTGTGTCCTGTATACTGTTCACCGCCGTGCTGATGGCGGACAACTGATTGCCGATGGAGGAGGAAATTTTCAGGTCCCGGAGGCCGTTCAGCTTTGACAGGGAATCTGCCAGATTTGACAGCTTCTGAGATACATCCAGCCCCTTCACCGCGTCGGAAATGGCCGCAATGCCCTTCGCCGTGTTTTTTAAGCCTGTTGTGCCGCCCTGCGTGGCGGATTTCAGGTTTTCCAGCGCGTTTTTCAGCCGGTTAAGACCGTTTTCGGCGCTGGCGCTGTCGTTGGAGATTTTAAATTCAAGGCCTTGCAGCTCCACATTTTCAGCCATTTGCGCCACCGCCCTTCTCAAATTTCTTGTTTATTGCCAAAGCAAACATCTGCATATACGCTTTGGCTTTTTTGTCCCCTGCGTTTTGCTCCGCGTTCTTCTTGTCCTTCGGTCTGTCGTACAGCTCATAGGGCTTATCACGATACGGAACAGGCTTCGCGCCCTTCTTGGCAAAGGCGTGCATCACCGGCACAACGTCCAGTAACGCTTCGTAGATATACGCGCCTTGCAGCCACAGGTCTTGGTTTCGCATGTCCCGTTTCAGTTTCCAAGCCTTACGGTAGTAGGTGACAAGCTCCACGTCCATTTCCCAGAACTGTTCATAACTCATGCCGATAGACAGATAAAACGGAAACACTTTCCTAAAAACATTCGTGTAAGCAAACGAGGGGGCGGGGTCGTCCCCACCCCCTCCATCCTCGGAAAACAGGTCGCTTACATACCCACTTTCCACGTCGGGTTTCCCTCTTCGCCCTCCTCGGGGTCAGAGAGCAGCGTCATGGCGGTGTCGTTGTACATCTCCGCCAGCGCCATCACCAATTCGTCCTTGTGGGACAGCTTGGCGAAAATCTCATCCTTCGTGGACTGCTTGGTGTCCCGGTGGTTTGCCAGAAACGCACCGGAGAACAGCAGCGGAATCATGATATTGGGCTGATCGGGCAGTTTGTTGATGTCAAAGCCGCTGGATTCCATCTGAGCCGCCGTCTTTCTGGTATACTCCAGCAGATAATTCTTGCCGTTCTTCGCGCCGGAAATGGTCAGTGTCTTTGCCATCTCTTATTCCTCCTCAAGCTGAATGGGCGTGGACGGTGCAATGGTGATGCCAATGTCCACCACCTCGTTGACGCCGCCGCCAGTGGGATACGCGGTCAGCTGGCCGTCAAAGCTGAATTTGCCGTCGCTGCCGGTGGGGGTCAGCACGCCGCCGCTTTCCGTGCCGCCGAACCAGACGGCAAACTTCTCGTTCTTGCCCTCCAGCGCCTTGAGAGCCTTGTAATCCGTCAAGTCGTAGTTGGCCGTGAAGCTCAGGCCATCCAGAGACTGGATACCGGCAATGTAGGTCTGCATCTTATCGGAAAGGGTGGTGGTTTCCAGCATCTCGGGGTCTCCGCCCAAATCGGGGAACTCCTTGATGTCGATCAGCTTGGTATAAGCGGATTCGGAAGCACCCTTGTGCATAAGGAACACTTTATAAGTGCTGATTGCCATAAATTACCTCCTGTATAGTTTCGTTCCGTCTGTTTCCGCCCGATACCGGGCCACAAGACGGTAGATGGTTGCGTTTTCAAGATTGGGAATAGGTGACAGGGCGATGCGTCGGAAATTCCGGGCATACATCATTTTGTCGATAAAGCTCATGATCTTCCGGCACTCCGCTTTTTTACCGGGGGATTTGTTGGAATAGACGTTCACCTCGTACATCAGCGCTGCAAACTTTTCCGTGTCAGAGGAATCCAGCCGCTCCGTGGGCATGTAATTGTCCTGCTCCACAATGCTGACGTGGGGAAAACTGGAAGGAGCCGCCACATA